TAAAGACCTTAGTCCCTATTATCTGTTTATCTTAGTCCATTTTACCAATTGGTGGCACCTTCAGTCTCTGAAGGGAGAGCAGATTCAAATTATTGGTAGAACATATTATATGAAAAAACTAAAGTTAAATAGATTGGCTTTTGTAGCTTCTCTAAACTTAGAAAGTTTCTCAGATAGTTATGTCTTCAAAATTTGGACTAAATACGAGAACGGATTACGTGAGACCGTAAGGAATCACGGAAAACATTACACGCTTAAAATGTATAAGGAGTGTTACATATTTCTTCGTAACAAACTTTTACACATTCCTGCTGCACCTATCCCGTTTTGTAAGACAGACGCGGAAGGCATACCGAAACCCTTGTGACCTTTACGGTCGTTAATCAAGAAAGATCGTGTAGCCCAACGGCTGGCCCTTAGTATTGCTAGATCCTATGAGCAAATACGCTTAGAAGTTGACCATCATTCAACGTCATCAATAACTGAACCCATGACTCCAGAAGTGGAGAAACAGGTCGGTGAGATTTCGAAGATTTTTAATGGTTTTCTAAAGAGATTCACTTATAAGTACCCTTGGTACTTGGGTGAACTTACAAAACCAATAGCACCTTGGAGCAAAGTGACAACTAGTCTATCTCAAGGGCCTAACGGTCCAAGAGTAGCATGTAGTCATCTCGATGCCAAGGCTGTGACAAATGAACCAACGCTAACCTCATCGATCACGAATTTGAACGAAGCCCTAGGGCAAGTTTGGATTACGGATTGAATGAATGGCCAAGCTGAAGCATTTGAAACAGATAAAACTTTCTTTACTGGTAGGCTTGGATTTTCTTCTGAGCCAGCTGGTAAGACAAGAATATTTGCTATTGGCGATTACTGATCACAACTGTCTTTAGAGCGGATACAACGATCGCTTTACAAGACACTAAAGAACATACCGACGGATGCCACGAAAGATCAGGATCAAGGCTTTAAAACCCTAGTCTCTGAATCTCTAGGACATCCCACGTATTGCTTTGACCTTTCATCGGCATCGGATCGTATTCCCGCAATTATGCAAAAATACAGACTCGAGCTCCTTGGAGGTAAGCAGCTTAGTGAAAGTTGGTACTCGGTAATGACGGAGAGAGACTTTTATATCAAACCATTAAATAAAACTGTAAGGTGACAAGTTGGGCAACCGTTAGGTTTGCTTTCCTCTTTCCCTAGTTTTGCTTTATGGCACCATGATATCATACAACTAGCAGCCAACTGGGAGAATTATTTTCACGGGAAACCGTTGAAGTTCTTTAAACAGTATCGGTTGTTAGGAGATGACGTGGTTATATTTAATACGAAAGTGGCACACCGGTACCAATGATTGCTTAAAAGCTTAGGTATAGAAATAAACCTAAATAAGTCAATCATTGGGGATTCAGTTAATTCCCAAATAGAGTTCGCCAAAAGGCTGGCTATAGGAGGGAAAGAAATGAGCTCAATCCGATATAATATTCTTGCTAAGAAT